CAAAATTTGAGCCGTCTCAAGCATTGAAGCTTTAGAAACGACATAAAAAAGAGAGGAGGCCCAGAAATGCCAAACTAGGCCTTTTACTTTCGTTGAGTTGAGCAAGGCGGTCTTTTACCCTTGCTCGCTCTCTGACTGCCGGCCATAGCCTTAAATCCGCTTTTCTGCAAGCCAGACAATCTACGACTCGATAAACCGGCTTTTCCAAGTCCAGATAAGCGCATATCTCAAAGCCTCCATACAACAAACGCAAGGAGCGCAAGGTCTACGATCAGCGCGATAATCACTGATCGCAGACTCAAGCCTAACAGATATTCGCCGCCCATAATTCAACGCCTCCGCTTAACGCCTCGTCAACATCTGACAAAAGACCGATACGATGTTATCGGGCGTTAAGGCTATGTGGTGTATCATAGCGTAATTGATCGTAATCTGTTCTAATAGCGTGTATGTGTTCATAAAAAATTCGAACATCTTAAATGCCTCCGTCTCTCTGAGATTGAACCCAGAGAGGCCATAATAAAGGCGAGGCCTCACCTACAAAGCGCACCCATAAGGCGAACCTATAGCAAGGCCTCTATGTTTTGAATCTCTCGCTTATGCTCGCTCGCGTTTGCTTGGCTCTATTGCTTTCCATCAAGCAGCGCATAGCATCCGATAGAGGCCTCAAGGCGAGTCTCCCCAAGCAGCATAAGCAGATCCTCTGTGATTAAGCAGGCCACTCTATTGTAAGGCACAGGCCTATTTTGTATGCTGCCAGAGTAGATATCGCGCTCTTCTTGAGTCCCTAGGCAGAGCCAAGGCAATAGGTTAAGGTTACGACCGTGTTGCTCTGCCGTCTCTATCTTCATAACCATAGTATAGTCTATTAACTCAATAGTATTAATAGATGTCTATTCATAGAGACAAGCAAGAGAGAAACCAAGCAACGCCAAGTCAGAGAATCATCGTTAATCAATCAACATAGTAGAAGTTCTAAGTCAGTTCTCAAACACGAGAGCGAAAATAAATCTCTATCTGGCAGGAGCATTTTTATTTTCGCATTTAGACTTCAGTATGAGCAGGGTTTTGATTTTATCCTTGTCTCCCCTCCCTTTTGGTAATTGGGACTCATACCACCGTATTGGGGCGTCTATATGGCCATATCGCATAGATCACATAAGACCTAATATCAAGACTAATCAAGACCTATCATCATCTATCATCATCTATCATCATCTATCATCATCTATCATCTAAGCATCATCTATCATCTAATCAAGACTATCGAGCAACCTATCTCACCATCTAGTCTAGGCCTTAGATCAAGAGAGAGCCCAACCCCTATCATTCACTAGAGCCCCTTACTATAGTTTTCTTGAAGACTAGACTAGGCCATACCTCGCCTCACCTAGCGCCTAGCCACTAGCTCCTAGCGTCCAGTGACTAGCTTCTAGCAAGTTAAACCATCCTTTGACAATTTCTGGGGCTCAAGCGTAAGAGCCTTGAGATTTAAATTAACTTCAGATTTAAGAATTAACAGAAAACTAGAATTATGAGAAAAAGGAGATTTTTTGTATATGGCAGAGCATAAACATCTTGAAGGCCTTTCCGAACCAATGTTTAAATATAAAAAGCTTTCTCTCTTTTCTTTCCCTGAGTAGCCCAATTCACCAATGAAGTCTGAACTAGCTTCCGCTTCGTAGTTTTTGAACTTTTCTTAAAAGAGACTGAAAACGACATTATCTTTGAGGGAAGGTAGGACAGGAAAAGAAGAGTGTTGAGGCCGAGTATGATTCCTGTCCTGACGGTTTATCTGCGTGTGCGCCGCATTAAACCGCTAATGGAGGTCTTCTCGCGTCGAGTGCTGCTGAAGCAGTTCCCCTTACTATTCACCTCTACTTATAGGTTTTTAGATTAATTTGTGGCGGAGTATTATTTGACGGTTGTAGTCTCACGCGAGTCGGACACTTTTGATCTCACCGTTCTAGACCGGTTACTATCGGTGGCATCCCGTTCGTCCCTGATGTTATTCCCGGGCCGCCCTAGGACACTAGCCGACTACCCTGGCATCAGTCATTCCTACACGCGCCCCCGCCATACGCGCCCGAATAAGCCGCTAAGCCTATCGTATAATAATTCTCGTCCACCAATATAAAATAAACCCCCTTAAGGTCCTTTACTGATATTTTTTAGGATTATTTTAAAAATGTTCTTATATCAGCTCAGCTTATGGAGCTCTTTTGGATACTGTCGATTAACACAAGTCGGCAAATTGAAAAATAGAACGCCGGACACGTTGTACAAAAAGGCAAAATGGCGGCGATAGAAACGCAACTTACGGCTATAGCCAGCACGCGGACGCCTTATTTGAATCGTGTTTTTATGGTTACGGGAACCCTGACTGCTGACGGGCCTGTGCCAGGAAAGATGATCTGGCTTTTTGACGGAGCAAATACAAAACTCGCTGCGGCATTGACGGGGATTGACGGGCGGTATCGGATGTGCCTTGAGGCTCAGTATGACCAGCTTTTGTTTGTTCGCTTTGAGGGTGATGAGATTTACGATTCAGCGGCGAGCGCGGAGATTGGCATAACGGTTGAGAACGGACGATTGGAAGGACGTTGATTGATGCTATGACTGACGATCTTTGCGAGAAAGAACCTTGGGAACGGCTTGAAGGTGAGCCAACGAAGGCGTATGAGCTGTTCTGCTTCTTTAGAGATTATGGGCCTTCGCGGACGTATTCGGCGGTCGCTCGCAAATATAATGGAATTGAGTTTGATTCGGGGCACGACAATCTCCGCGTATATGGGAAGAAGTGGAACTGGCTCGCCCGAGCGCAGGCCTATGACGATTATATCCTGAAAGAAGAGCTGGTTATCGCGGAAAAACTGACGAAGGAGTATCGTGAGAAGCAGATTCTCCGCGCTCAGGAGATGGCAGACCGTTACGCGGAGATGATGGAAGAAGAGGATAAGTATGCGCTTTCGGCGCGAGAGAAGCGAGAGCGGTTCAAACTGGCGACGGATATAGCGAGCGATCTCCTGCAGGTGAATAAGAAAAAGGATGGCGAGGTGACGGCCTCGGTGACGATTGTTTTCGGAGATGAGGTGAAGGATGTCTGATGATCCTTGGGGCCTTGGCCAGGACTTGCATTGCCGAGAAACGGCGGATCAGAAAGCACGCCGCTACGTGGATAATCTGCAAAGTCTGATGAGCAATGCCTTTGGAATCACGCTGAAGGTTTATTATGAAGCTGAGTGGGCGCAACGGCCCAACGAGGAACAATGCCGATAAAGAAGAAGGGCAAAGGCAAAGGGCTCAAAAAGAAGGGCGCTAAGGGTGCGTTCGTGTTGAAGAGTCCTAAGACCGGAAAAGTGCTTGCCCAAGGATCGAAGAAGCAAGTCACCAAGCGAGCAGCGGCAATAGCCGGATTCAGAGCACACGGCGGAAAGTGGTAAACGGCGTGGTGAGCTCCATTGGAAAAGAATTAACACAAAAGGAGAATCTGAAAACTAAAACACCGAGGTTTTTCAGAACGGTTGGACAAGTAGGACAATTATGACACGGATGCAAGAGCAACTGAGGGCCGCAGCAGAAGTGAAGGAGCCCGACTTCACAAAGCTCACCCGACTCTATTGCAGAGAGCGCGTCAGGACTGCTCGCAACGGAACTCGAAAAGTCTATCCGAAGAAGATCCCTCGCGGATGGCACATTCATCATATTGATGGCAATCATTGGAATGATTGGCCCGATAACCTCGCGTGCGTATCAATCGAGCAGCACATCAAGGTTCATACGGAGCAAGGCGATGAGAAAGCCGCTCGCCTCTTAACGAGACAGAAAGCCTACATGGAGCGGCGAAATGGACTCGAAGCAGAATAAGCTCAAAATAAGCCTTTCAAGAGAAGATTTCGAGCAAATAATGGCAAAATTAGAGCAAAATGAACGAATTTGGGTGAATATAGGCCCAATGGAAGCGAAAAAGGCCCGTTTCAGAGACAATTATGCGGGTTTTTTGCTCCGATTTGTTACGGACGAATAATCGTTTCCCGCGGGAAACACCGAGGATAAATGGCATCGGCACGAAGTCGGAAGATCAGTTCACCGTGGAAGCGGGATGAACGAGTGGACGGAGAGAACGTTCACCTTGAGACTGACTTCGGTGACGTGGACGGAAGCATAAAAACTGACTTCCAGCCTACCGCGCACAACATCGACGCGCTAAAGATGGGCGCGGAGCCGCCTGTTTATGGGCCGGAAGTCGTCGGTCGGGAAGTCAAGCCCAGGGCGTTCCCACAAACGAGCTTTGTTCCGTTTGTCCTCGAGAAGCGGCGTTACCTTGTGGCGGAAGGCGGCGCAGGCGCAGGCAAATCCATAGCAGCGGCCCAGAAGGTCATTATGAAGTCGCTGAAGTATCAAAACTCGATGACCATCGTTATGCGAGCGTGGTCACCTCGGCTTCGCGTGACCGCGTTCCGGATGCTGATCGAGATCCTCAATGAGAATCTGATCCCGTATCACGTCAACAACACGACGATGAAGATCACGTTCAAGAATAAGAGCGTGATTCAGGGGATGGCGATTGTCGATTCGCAAGGCGGTGAGGTGGCCGCATCGATCAAGTCGCTTACTGATATCAGTGGGATGTGGATTGAAGAGCCGACCGAGCTCTCGCTGGAAGAGTTTGAGATGATCCGGATGCGGCTTAGAGGGAGAGAGCTCCCCGAAGGCCAGAGCCGGCAGCTGATCCTGACATTCAATCCGATTGACCGCAACCATTGGTTGCACGATATGTTCTTTACGGACGATGATAAGCCAAAGGAAGATGAGGATACATCTGTTCGACATTATACGTATCTCGATAACGAGTTTATCGACTCGGAGTATCGGAAGTATCTTGAGTCGATTCCGGACAAGAACCGCTACCGCGTTTATACGCTCGGACTCTGGGGTGAGCTTGGCGCGATGGTCTATGATCGCTGGCGGCAGTGGGGATTCACCCCGCAGGAGATGAAGTTTGACGCTATCATTGGAGGCGCTGATTTTGGATTCTCTCACCCAAGTGCTGCCGTGGTGCTGGGAGTGGTCGAATCAAGCCACGAAGTATATGTCATCGACGAGGTGTACCAACGTGCAGCCCTTAATCGTGACTTTATTGACTCGATCAAGTCGAAGCTTAGGGCCAACGGAATTGAAGGGACTATCCCATTTTATTGCGACGCATCGGAACCCGCCTCAATTCAGGAGATGCGGCAGCATGGACTGAACGCACAACCGGCGCAGAAGAACATCCTCGACGGGATCACGGCGGTCCGACAATACTGTCTCAAGATTCATCCGCAGTGTGATAGCTTCCTTAAAGAGATCGGCGGCTATCAGCGGCAGCGGGATCAGGCAGGTCGAATCCTTGAATTGCCGAACAAGAAGGCTGGCTTCGACGATCTGATGGACGCGCTGCGCTACGCGGTTTATACATACTCATTAGCTCATAAGCTCTGGACTTCTGTGCCGCCAGTAGTCAGTTACGGACACGGAAGATTTGATTTCATTGACGGAGGCGCGTATTGATGGCTCCGACTAAGACTAAAAAGAAGAAGAGAGCCCCAGGCGCAGGCAGGCCGAGCGCGGCGATGGCTGAGATCGGAAAGCCTGGACTGAGGGAATTTGGCGGGTATGTCCGTGAAGAGTGGCTTCCGGAATTAGTCGGACGCGCAGGCGTTCGAGCGTTAAAGACGATGATGGGAACCGATGCCACGATAGCGGCTATCGGAAACGCGACGAAGATGGCGGTCAAGCAGGTCAACTTCTTTATGCAGCCTGGCGGACCGACTGACAATGATATGGCGTGCTATACGCACGTCAACCACGCGATGTTCGATTGGCTTGACATGCCGTGGCAGATGAAGCTCAACGAGATCATGTCCTTCGGCGACTTCGGGTGGGCAGTCTTCGAGAAGGTGATGGAGCGCCGTGACGACGGCACGATCAGCTGGGCCAAGTGGGGATTCCGGCCACAGGAGACGCTGCTCCGGTGGGTTCCTGACCCTTACACGCAGGAGATCGTGGCGATGGACCAGCAGGTCTATATTCCTGCGTCGGAAGTCCTGAAGATTCCCCTGGAAAAATGTATTCACTTCACGCTTAACGGGACCAAAGGCAACCCTGAAGGCGTCAGCTGGTTCCGAGGCGCCTATACGGCCTGGTATGCCAAGCACAAGCTTGAGCTCATAGAGATGATCGGGATCGAGCGAAACCTCGCTGGCTTGCCCGATGTTAAGATTCCTGCCGAGAACTGGCTTCCCAAGAACAAGAAAGTCCTGTCAAAGTATCAGGACTTGGCGAACACAGTTCACCGAAACGAGGACGCTTCATTTGTAACCCCGTCCGACCCCTGGCCTGGAACATCCCTCCCTATGTTTCAGGTCGGTTTGGTCGGCGGCCAACAACTTACCACACGCGGGACAGGGCTACCGACAATCCAACCGATTGCGCGTTATCAAGCTGAGATTGCTCGGTGCCTCCTCGCCGACTTTATGCTCCTTCCGCAGGGCGGCCCCGGGTCATTCGCCCTTGCCACGAACAAGTCGAGCTTCTTTGTGATGTTTATCGAGTCGCTATGTGACCTGATCTGCGACGTTATCAACGCTCAGGCGATCCCTGAGCTTGTTGAGATGAACAGCTTCGGCGACCTCACCGACATCCCGCGTCTCACTCACGGCAGCGTTGCGCGGACGGATGTGGCTGACCTTGGCAAACTCCTCGCCAACCTCTACAAGGCCGGAGCAACCGACCTCTTCCCGAACGATCCACTGCTCAACTCAGTCCTCGCGGAAGCCGGCCTGCAGAACATCGACACGCAGACGAATGAGGAGCAGCCAGACGAGGATAACGACGACGATGAATCTGAGAACCCGCCAGAGACGGCAGCTGAGCAGATGGAGCAGCAAGTCCTGACGAGGAGACTGCAAGCGGTCGAACGCAGACCGAGAAGCGCGCAGCAAGGCAGGAAGAATATGGATACCGTGACGGGCGGCGAGGTGCTGCCATTACAATGATGACAACCCAGGAGGTGTGTCAAAAATGAGTGAAACCGATGAATACGCAAAAATGGCGGGGATGACCATCACGCCTGGGCTCCTCAGCACGTTTACCGACCGACAGCTTTCGCAGGCGTGGAATGTGCATAACGAATGGTTCAAAGACGCTACAAGAATGCAAAAATCAGCCGACGCATATTCCGCGCCTGGCGCTATGCTCTTTGACGAACTTCAGAGACGTGGCCTCCGTATCAATATGAACCTGCCATTGGTCCCAGCGGAATACCACGACGAAGGAACCGAAGAACAGCTGGCTAAGGGCGGCCTTCCGCTCGCGGCTGCAGGAACCGCGTGGGATGCCGGCGCTGCGAGAGCAGCCCTGAAGAAATGGGCCACTGGCGCAGACGGCAACGTTGACACGGCCAAATATGGCAGAGCGTTTCTATTCCACGGAACGCCGTCGAACCTGCTTGGATCATATAAGTTCCCTATTGCGACTATCATCAATGGAAGACTTACCGCAGTTCCGAACGCGATCCGGGCGGCAAAAGGGCGTTTGCTCGGTAGTAGTATTCCTGCCGCTGCTAAAGCTCGGATCGCGTCTATCCTAAGTGGTTATTCAGGCCGCCTTGGATGGAACGACCTGCATAAATCAGACGTAACTCCACTTCACCCGGTCCTTCGTGACGGTGAACCCCTCATTGCCTTCGTAAGCGGATCGCCAGACTTTGACGAAGCAACGAGAAATGAACCGATTGTAGGCGTCGCTGGCAACATTTTTGCCAAGCGTTACCTCAAGCCCCTTGGACTCGCAAAGAGTGACGTAGCAATACTTCACCAGGTCCCCGTTGTCCTGTCAGGATTCGACGGCGGAGCTCGAGGCCCATCACCCACGGAAGTCCTTGAATGGAACCCCTGGGTTGCAGATCAGCTAGATCGGCTGAACCCCGACCTGATCGTGGCGCTTGGACACGGGGTTGGCGAGTCAGTTCCCGCTGACATCACGCTACCTCACCCAAAAGTCCTGATGAAGACAGGCACGCCGTTACGCGACGCCTATAACAATGACGAACTTAATCGCAAGCTGGGCGTTATCAAGACGTTTATTGAGGAACGCCGCAGCGAATACGGAATAGATAAATCTGGCATCAACACGGCGCCAGATCATAGTCACCAGGGCGAACTTTATATGAAGAAGTCCGCTCTTGACACTGAACATCAATTCAGCTTGTTTAAGGCTGATGACCCTGAAAAGAAAAACCTGGTATTCGGCCCTGTTTATAAGCCGAATCAGCTTGACTCGCAGAGGCAATGGGCGCGTCCAGAAGTATTGAAAGACGCCGCCCTGTGGTTCATGAAGCATAGCCAGCTGACGGATACCGAGCACCAGGCCTTGGCCAAAGCTAGGATTGTTGAAAGCTACATCGCAAAAACCGACGAGAAAATCGAAGGACGCGATGTCCCAGAGGGCAGCTGGAACGTGACGACTGATGTCCCCGATGAGCTGATGAGCTCCATCAATGCCGGCGATTACAAAATGTATTCGATGTTCGGCAAGTCGATGGCTGTATATGGTTCAGTTCCACCGGGCTACGTGCCAAAAGATGAGGAAGACCGAATGAGCATCGCCGAACTTGTTAAGATTCGGCCAGTGACGCTGGGCTTCGTTAACGATGGCGCAGTGAAAGACCCGTATATTATCGTCAAATGCGAAGGCGCAGATTGCCCCTTGGAGAACGCTTAGACAAGGAGATGTGTAAATGGGCAAAAAAAAGCCCGAGGACACGCCTTTAGACCCGCTACTGGCCAGCCGAATTGAAGAGATTATGGCAAAGGCTTCGACTCAGCTTGATCCGGATGAGAAGGAACGAGTGCGAATCGCACTCAGAGCTCTCGCCCCGATAGCTGATAAAGCCGGCGACGTAATCAGCGACCTCAAAGACCTGCTCAGTGGCGAAACCGACTCTGACGACACGAACGGCGACGAAGGAGACGGCGACAACAACGGCGGCGACGACAAAGCGCCACCTAAGAAGACGCCTCCAAAGAAAGCTCCTGCAAAGCCCGTTCCGACCGCCAAGAGTGCAGAGGACAAAAAGTCCGAGGAGATCAACATGGAAAAGAGCGATATCGAGGCAGCATTGCCTACGATAACTGATCCCGCTCTCCGCACCGCAGTTGAGTCAATGCTCAAAAAGAGTGCAGAGGACGAAAAGGAGAAAGAGATTGCTCTAGCAAAGGCAGCAAAGCTCGAAGAAGAGAAGCAGGTTACCGAGTTTATGGGGAAAGCGGCTGAATTTAAGCACCTTCCTACAGAAGGACTCGGCGAATTGATGCGTAGCGTCTTTACGGCGTTGCCTGACCTGTATCCGAAATTCGAGGATATGCTTAGAGCGATGGACACGACTGTAGCAAAGAGCGCAGTCTTCAAAGAAGTCGGCAGAAACCAACACGCACCCACAAGCAAAGTCGAAGAAGAAGTCGATATGATTGCGAACGAGGTAATGGCCAAGTCCGATGGCAAGGTCAATAAGGTGGCCGCCAGGGCAAAGGCGTGGAACGCGGAACGGTATCAGCAGTACCTCAACGAAGAGCAGAAGGTGGCCTAGATGGCAACCGAACAAATCGAACATACCTATACGCTGCTAAGCGACCTTGACCTGACGACGCTGCAATACCGCGCCGTTTACCTGGGTACCGACGGCTACATAGACGTCTGCACAGCGAACCACGCAGCGTTCGGAATAGTTCAGGACAACTACGACGGCAGCACAACGCCAGTTCCGGTCAACGTAGCGAAGGACGGTCTTTCGTTCTGCGTGTACGGCGACGACGTAGGCATTGGTGAGAACCTTATCAGTGACTCGGTTGGCCGTCTTGTGCCATCGAGCGCACCATCGACCGACGTTGTGATCGGCGTTGCAGGCATCGACGGAACAACCGGCGATATCGGCATGGTCTATCTCGGCGGCGGAAGTCCGCCAGGGCTCAGCGCAGGCGCACCACTTATCCCGGCAGTAGCGATTCCGCTGACGAACGTCACCGGCAACACGGCGATCTACACCGGCATCAGGTGTCCCGGCACCGGAAAGCTTGTCGGCGCGTTTGCACTCGTCGAGACAGCTGACGACACGTCCAACAAGGCAGCGACCGTCACGGTCAGCACCAGCGCAGGCGCCGTTACCGGCGGAGTTATGTCTCTGACGTCGGCGAACTGCAAGTTAGTAGCGGCGATAGCAGCGACAGCAATCAGTGGCGCGAACGCGGCATTAACGTCGAGCGTGACGATAACCCTGACTGCATCCGCAGTGACTTCGTTTGCCGGATCAGCAGGCGTCATCAGAGTGTATTTCGTTACCAGCCCGTAGGAGGTGAAAGACAATGCAACCAACACAGTCAATGATTCACATTAACCGTCCGATAACTGAGTTTTCGGAGATGTACAGACAGGATCAATCAATCGTCAACTTCATCGCTGACGCGATTGCTCCGAACCTGGGCCTACCCGACAAGTCAGATATCTACTACACCTACTCCCAAGCTGACTTCATGAGGGATGAGGTGAAGGAAAGGGCGGCTGGAACTGAATCAGAAGGAACCGAATACGGCCTGAGCGAGTCTGACTACAAATGTCAGAGGTGGGCTCTCCACAAAGACCTCACCGACGAAGACGTCAAGATAGCCGACGCGATGCTCGACCTCCACCAGGACGCGACGCAAATCCTTATGGACAAGATGTTGCTCCGCAGGGAGACAAACATCATTAGCACCGCGTTCAAGACCGGCGTATGGAGTGGCGGGATAACCGGCGGCGACATGACCGGCCAGGCGCACACCTCAACACCCGTATGGTCAGCTGGTAATTTCTGCCGGTGGAGTGACTACTCCAACAGCGACCCCACGACTGACGTCGTAACGGCGGTCTATGACCAAGCCGAAGTGACCGGCCAACAGCCCAACACGCTTGTCCTCGGCCCAAGAGTCTTCACGGCTCTCAAGCGGCACCCCGACATACGTGAGCAATACAAATACACCAGCCCAGATTCGATCACAACCGACATGCTGGCGCGTGTGTTTGAGATTGAGCGCGTGTTAGTGCCAAAGTCAATCGTGAACACGGCACCAAGAGGACGCGACAAGTCGATGGGATACCTATGGGGCAAGGACGCCCTTCTGCTCTACGTTGCACCAAGAGTTGCACTTAAAACGGCAACGGCGATGTTGACCATAACATGGAACAACGCCCCTGGCGCAGCTGCAGGCGGACAGGCAATCAGCACCATACCGAACCCACTGAAGAAGACCGAGCGGGTCGAGATTGAAGCCTTCTGGACTCAGAAGATCATCGCGGCACCAATGGGAACCTACTTCACGACGGCGGTAGCCTAAACGACCTCAAGCGGAGAACGGTGAGAAAATGCACTTCACATACGGGGCGGTCCTCGGAGCAGATGCCGACGGTAACGCACTTAGTCCGATAGATTGTGTGCGTTTTCTCATCGGAGACACCGCTGTCGACGATCCACAAAATCAACTTCTTTCTGACGAAGAGATTCTAGGCTGCATAAGCGACGAGAAGACCAAGGACGAGTTGCACTCCGCAGCTGCAGACGCAGCTGAAGCGGTAGCGACCAAGTTCCGGAAGTTCCCTCCGACTCGCGTAGGCGGCTTATCGAACAAAGACCCGCGATATATCGTCGAGCAATATGAGACGCTCGCGGAGCTCCTGCGAAGCCACATAACCAGCACACCGCTGATCTATGCCGGTGGAACGGACAAACCGAAGGCGTTCACGATGGGCCAGTTTGAGGACACACGCTATTGAGACTACCACTCTATCTCGGATTCGGTG